TTGGTTTCCTTCCAGTGTTCGTAATGTCGACCCGCTAATAGAATTGAAAAGAACTCCAATTTGCGATAAAGTTTTGTTAACATCTGCGGTCTCCCGTTTAGTCATAGTAGCAGACGTAAGATCACGTAAAAATGCATCTTGTGACCACACCGCACTAGACTTGTTTAGTTTAGACACATCAACACCAAACGATGCACTCATAGACTCAAAGGTGTTGCCAGTGTACGTGGTGTGCCATACGATGCCCATCTTTGCTTTCTTGACAGCTCCAGCTTGGGCTTCAGGTATAGCATAGACGATTGTATTAGGATGAAAGGTTACATACTTCTGCCCATCAATCGTCTTAGTCTTTAGTTCAGATTGATCAAACAGAAAGTCTCCCTGAATAACACCTTTGATGCCAAGTGCGGGTAGATGCGTAAGTGCTAGTTGAAGTTTCTTGTTGAGATCACCAGATGTGTCATTGTCAATATCTTCTTTAGTTTTGTAGACCTTGGGGTTCTTATTGAAGATACCTTTCTTTGCAACAAAGAACTTGCCATCTCTGGGATCTGTTCCAGCGAATACCGCAGGAGCACCGTCCCACTTGACAGACACAGAACCACCATGCCCGCCCAACATATCACGCATATCACGTAGAGCAAAGATTGCTTGGCGTGTACCGTTAACCCCACCGTAGAGAACCTTGTCCTCAATGTGGGTCATGTGAGTGTTCTTCTGTTCTGTTATAAAATCATCTAATGTTAGCATATCATCCTACTTGTATGAGAAATCACACATTAGTCGAGTCGGATAACCGTCTCCACCTTGAGTGTCTCTTATATTTAATTTGAATTTGTACGTAGAAGATTCCATTTCCATGTCTATTCTTTTACCCGTACCAGTTTTACCGCCATAAAATATAGTGACATTATTAACGTTTGCGGCCTTTCTTAGTGCCGCATCATCCATTTTTTTGGATATAATTTTTCCTGTCATTTTATGAATGATATGATATCCTTTTCCAATGCCAGTCTTCATCAACTCATCCATGGCGCCGGGTTTTGGTGTTACGTTATTAGAATATCCACGTGACAGTTTACCGTTGAATACATCACAAAACGATTTTTCGTCTATATTGAACAATTCTAAAAGTTTTTTGCCGTTAGGGTTTTTTATATTATAAGCTTTTATATCATCCGGCGGCAACACAGTTCGAATGCCGACATTAAAAAACGTAGTAGTGGTACCAAGTTTTAGCGAAAGAAATATGGATTGTTTATCAGTGGTGAGTGTGATATCGGTAACACTTTTACCCACATCATATCCAGAACCTTTGGGGTTGTCTAGATGGATTTTTGGTTGGTATATGATAGGGCGTCTGGTATTCTCACCGCCCATAATATCTACGTTAAATGTTTTACTTTTTCTAAGTTCATAGGTTTTATTTAAGTCTTCAATCGCATTAAGCATTTTGATATCGGAAACTTTGTCACCACTCCACCAATCCAACAAAGCCTTCGCAAACTCGGGTTCGAATAAATTGCCTCGATTGTTGACTCCACGGTTACCAGATGAACCGTTACCAAATTTCAAACTTAGACTGATATTAGCACCGGTCTGGATTTTTTTTATTGTTGTATCTTCTTGCAACTGCCGCGAAACATTAACCTTTCCTTTTTTTTGAATATCTAGGTTGATTGGCGTTTCTAATTTGGGGTATTTATCTTTCAGATAGGTATACAACAGGTAAAGTTCACCTTGTTGTTTTGCTGGATAGCCACTGGTCTTCTTTCGAAGTTCTTCTACGTTCTTGGGGAAAAAATCGTATGCCATTACAGTTCTTTAAGATTTATTAAATGTATTTATACTTAATGCCACCTATAGAATTTATGAGCTCCGATGCGACCTACAGGCACCATGCCACGATCATTGATCCAGTTTGGGGTTACATAAGTCGCATGATAATGTGTAGCACCTTCTGAGATTCCTCTCCAACCACCTCTGAGTGACATCTCAGCAATGATTTGTGCTTCTTCATACGCATCTAGTTCCATGGGTTCATCACTCAACCCATCACAGAACCATGAGAAATGACACATGCCGCGAACAGGAACCACATTGCCTTTCCAGTTCGTTCGCATGTTGGCTTGCTTTACAACTTCACAGATGGTGTTAGGAAATAGATTACTATCAACTCTATTGAGAGTTACATCAGCAACAGCAATCCTGCCAGCGAAAGAATCACTACGAGACTCGTGGTATATATTAAGAGAAAGACATTCATTTTCTTGCTTTGACCAAGTTTTCTCTGTACTTCCTGGTCCGCTTGGTACATACTCTGGTTCTGGTTCTTCATTTGTTTCATGTGTCTTTTCAAGAGGCGCCGTTTCTTTAATTGTTTCAGATTTTGAGTCATATTCCACTGTAATAAATTTAAATATGCCGACTACGGTAAGTACTATGATAAGCACCACAAAAGCATCACCTATAGTCTGGATATTCTGACGTATCTTCCTCCCTAAGTGTTTCAATCCTGTCAATAATCTGTTGTTTTTCTTCATCGTCGTAATGACTCCAGTTGTTGATTTCTATAATAAATCGGTGACAACCCACACACATCTGTCCCCATGTCGGATCTAACATACAGACCCCAATACAGGGAGATGGCACATTAGTCAGCATGGGATTTAGACATCATGAACCGATGAGTAAGAAAGGAAAACTCTATCGCATAGAAGAAATATTTTCCACCAGAAATAACTACAGATAAACTGGGCAGAAAATGAAACTCATCTCCTACAGTCCACATATTTTCGAATTGAACTTTCATTATAATACCCCTCCTTGTCTGGTTGCGAAGAACATATGTTCTATTTTGCCTTCACTGTATATATACGCAGAAGGCAACCCTTCGGGGTTTTCTTTCATTTCAACCAAAGATTGTTTGCCACTAGTAAGATCATAGTCACGCGCAAAGGTGACTGCACAGTTTTTAACGTCCGCATAGATATCACGCACCTCTCCATAAAAATATTTAACCCGATCAATTGCCACATCGTCTGAACATTGTGACATCTGCATAACACTAATAGTCATTTCCATTACACTTTCTCCTTAACGAGTAAAACATCTTTTGGTGCGGGTGTGATCCACATGCCTTTTACATATGCACGAATGATTCTATCCGCTTGCTTGAGTACTGCTGTAACACCACGATCCTTGGTGAAGTGCCCTATAACTTCATCTAACTTCCTAAGGGCTTCATCAGGTTCAGTAAATACATACTTTGCTTTAGTGCCATTTCTGGAGACAAGAACCTCATAATTTCGAAGTGATTCATTGGTCTTTTCAAACTCAATGTAATCTTCTACGATCTCGATACACTCGGCTAGAGGTATATTCTTGATCCGCTTCTCAAGGGTCTCGTCCAGAATGACGCGACGGTACTTGGCGGGGATATCTTTATAGTCTTTAAACATCGCAAACTCCTCATTTCAAAAACATATTATGACAGGTTCGGAGGGTAAAGTCAACCCTCCGAACCATGAAATTTGGGAATACGTTATATTCCCGTTTTTCATCTATGCTGCTGTCGCCAATTCCAAGGCAAGGTTGGTTGCTTTCAACTTACGTGCCTGATTCGCACCAAACCATGCGCTGGTCATCCGAGTATCGGCAGATCGACCTACTCTGTGATCCGTCACAAAGGTCACAGCGTTGAGAGCATTCCACCATGAACCCATGGCGAACTCAGCGCCTGGTTGCGTCTCTAGGACATCATAGGCGCTCTTGGCGGTGGTTGAGAGGTCTGCATACACCTTTGCTTCCTTCTTCTTGGTGTTGGCCGCAGGAAATACATCGTTGAAGAACTGAATTAAGTCTCCGGTTGACGCATTTTTACCCGCCATGAACCGCGCAGCATCACGATACTGCTCAAACTTCTCATGAGCAAGACCCATCTGTTGTTTTACCATTTCGGGGTTGAAAGTACGACGATGGTTCAACTTCATCTCATTGTTCGTGGTGCCGTTGAGTGACATAGTGAGGGTGTTGTTACAAACGACCCTTGTGGGGGTCATACGGACGTTCAGGGACTTGCCATACTGATGAGGGTTAGAGAACAACATATAGTTATCAACTCGGTCCCCAGCAAGCACATCAAACGACTCTTTGATCTTCGCAAGAACCCACACGATCTCACCGTTTTTCAGAGAACCAGCAGTATGCATTTCCATGTCACCGGCAGCACAGAACTCAGCAAAGAAATCGAATGCTTCGGTGTTCTGTACAGGTTCCCAACCATCACCCACACTCGGCGAGAGAACTCGGTTGTCAGACTCGCGCAACAAGGCGTTGGTACCAGTGTTGATCATCTCACCGTCATAGGTGACGAATGAAGGTCGCTTGACCACTGTCCAGTCTAGACCTGCTTGTTTCTGCATCTGGCGGGGGGTAAGATCTGCTGCTACTTTGACTCCAAGACCATGCCATGGGACTTGACCAGCGTATGCCATTGTTTCTACTTCGTGACTCATAATGATATTTCCTTTGTGATTTTCTTTATAACAGATGTTATAATACCATACAAAAGATGATCTGTCAACACTTATTTTAAGAAATTTTTGTTATATTCTTAGAAGGGTTAGTTATATAAGTAACTCGTTCCCCATCGTTGACCG